ATAAACAACCTTCGCTTTGCCACTTTTGGGATCCACGCACTGCACCCATGTGCCGTCTGCGCTTGCTGGTGAATATAATCCATTAGGATCAGCTTGGGGTAACACATAAGTATTGCCATTAAATGGGCGCTGTGGCATTTGTGGGTTTGTGTACTGTGTTGCGTAAGGCAAACCATAACCTACTGAGTTACACACCTTGTGGAACTTGCCATTCATATCCACAGTATATGTTGTTGTGGCAACAGCTTGGTCACGTATCTCTAAAATGTCCTTCATCATGCGCTTTTCAGCAAAGTTGGTAATGGCTGGCATACCAACAGCCTCTACCGCTTGAAGGCTCATTTGCTCTTGGGCACGACGCTCTTTAGCTGAGCTACTATCATCATCTTGACATCCAGCCAATACTGCTACGGATAACAAAGTTAATATGGCTAACTTTTTCATTTACCACTCCTTAATTGATTGTAAAAATTACGTAAGTTCGCTGGCATCTTATCTTCGGGATAAACAGAAAAACGATGCAAAATAATAGCACGAAGTGCTTGCTTATGGTCTGCATCTGCATTCATGTATTCCATCTGCAAGTTTTCTAAATCTCGTACCATTCCATCGTTGTACTGTTGTGATTCATGGAATACTTTATTATCTGTGGCCATATATTTAGGTGCAAAATAGTCATACGACAACCAGCCTAAATAAGAACAACCCGCAATAACTAAAATAAACGCAATAATACCAAACACACTTGCAAATACTGCTTCAAAAAAATCTCTCATTTTTTCTTTTTCGCCTTTTTAATTTCTGTTTCAAAGTTAACACTAAACCAGGAGCCCACAGTTTTAATCGCCGGTAGTAATTCTTTCCATGCTGCTACATCATCTTCGTGCCACGCGTCTGGGTTTTTAAGCATACCAGAGACACTAACATAGCTTTCTGCTAGTGTGGCCCTGACAATCTCATCAGCAAAGTCGTCATCAATTTCGATCTTCATTTACCACACTCCTCATCGTGTCTTACACCGGTTGGGTTGACACGCTTTTCAATTTCTCGATCGATGTACCAACGTGCTTTTCTTAAATCTTCTATTGCGTCTTTCTTTAAATCACATCGCCAGATATACTTTAATGCGTTGCCTAGATTAAAGCTCATGTGTTCGGTGATCTGAATACACTCAATGCCTGACGGGTGATCTGTGTAATGCTTAGGATGATTGACTGGATCTTGCACTTCTCATCTCCTGTAGTTGTTTTTCCATGATAAGTGTTTCCTCCATGCTGTCACAAACCCATATTCCCAATAAATCTTGATATATGCTTGTGTCAAGGTCTTCCACACCGGTAATTGTTTCCATAACATATTTGCCCTTGTATTTATGCTCTACAATAAAGTTCATAAATTCAATTCCTTTTTAATAAACTCAACACCCTTAGAAAAATGATAGCGCCAATATTTTTCTGTTACCTCAACGTCCAAGTGTGTCAAACCTTCTAAAAACGCCTCTAAAATAAACTGCTGCTTGGCTGGTAACTTATCAGCTATCAGTCTTTTAACATCCATAATATCTTCCAAGCTCCACGGAAGGTATGCCTCCATCATATCCGATGATACGCCCTCACCGTCGTCTTGTTCGATTGGGTCAAGCTCTTCATCTGATAATCTTGGAGTTGCTGCGTTTACTTTATGTTTGGTTTTTGTTCTCATAGTTTTGTGTCAAAGATTGCTGCTGAATAAATGTTTCCCATACCTGCTGCTAAACTTAAAATCTTAGTATCTTTATCTACTGTAACTGCAGACGATAGATACCGGTGGTCTTCTGTTGTCCTGTTTTTAATTGGTGGGACGACTCCGGTTTTTAAACTATCTAACAGTAGACAAGTCTCTAATAAACCTGACGCACCCATGGTGTGGCCGATCGTTGGTTTAAATGATGTCGCCGTAAACTCCTTACCAAATACAGTGACCAGGGCGCTGTGTTCTGCCTTGTTGTTTGACTTTGTGCCGGTTCCGTGGGTCTTAATGACATCAATATCTCTTGGCATTAAGTTACCGTAGCGCAACGCGCCGTATGCGGCCTTAGCAAAGCCTTCACCATCCTCACGCTGTCCTATCGCGTTGGCGCCTTTTTCAGAGGCGTTGTACGAGCTTAATAGGCGAGCTGCAGGATTCTTAGCATGGTTCTCATTTTCAAACACTGCAAGTACAGCACCCTGGCCGATATGAAAACCATAATTCACGTCATCAAAAGCAGATGGTAGAACACCAGCATCGTCTTGTTCTTTCGTTAAGACTGCCTTGGATTCACCAAAAAACTTTAATACCATGTTACTAACTTGGTCTTCAACGGATACAACAATTACTCTATCAAACCGATACATCTGAAACAACATCTGCACATCCATCATCACCTTAAGACTTGAAGCGCATGCGCTGGAGTCTGTTAGGATCATGTCTTCTGCGCCCAAATACTTTGCCAAGGTTCCAGCGTACACTTGCGTTAATGTTAGGTGTGAAAATTTGTAGTTGTAACTAAGGCTAGTCTTTGGTATGTCTTTATTGATCCCAGCAAAGTTAGTGTTGCCCGCTGCTAGGATAAATGCTGTACGACCTTCTCTGCTGCGTAAGTCTTCAATCAGTGTCGGGTCCAGGAGTTTAGAGGCCACGATATGTGGTGCGTAACTAAATCCGGTATGAGATTTACTATAGCTATCAGCAAACCAATGAACACGCTGAGGGTAATCAATGTCAGAGATAAGCGTCGTATTCTCATTGCAAACCGTTCTGTAATCGGTTAGATATATCATTTAACGTTGCCTCTACGCTAACAGGCTGTTTAGTGCTGTGAAATTGCATAAACTGCAGCATGTCTCGAATGGTTACTGGATCCATTGTTTTTGCTATCTCTTCAGATACTCCATAAACGTCGCTCAAATAAATCCCCACCATGAGCAAATCCAGGCTATCTAAGCCGGTGTCTGCAATCGGCGTGTCTAATGACGTGATTTCCACGCCGTTAGAGTTAAGGGGTGTTGCCAAGGCAATGATCCCTTTGAGCAGTTCTAAGAGTTCTTTTTCATTCATGTCTACACTAATACGCAATTTGCTACATTTTTAGGGCGTCTAGTAAAATATTTTGCACTTCTACTTTTTTGTCCAACGCCTCAATGACTAATTCATCAATCGTTTTTTCCATAGCTAACTGATGAATGATAACCGGTGCCGTTTGTCCCTGCCTGTGAATACGCCCGTTGCCTTGTGTGAACTCTTCACTGCTCCAAGTGCCGTCAAACCATACGATTTGTGCCACGTGACTTGTGTTGTTTTGAAGATTGAGCCCAGCGCCAGCGGATTTCGGGTGTGCGAATAGCACTGGAATTTTACCAGACGTCCACGCCTCGATGTTGGAAGCATCCAGCACCACACCTTGAGGAAACTGCGCTTTGAGTCGTTCCAAAGAATGCTTGTAGTTGTAGAAGATAAGGGTCGGTGCCACATTACTCTCCATGATCTCGACAAGGAATTGTATCTTATCACTATGGGTTTCGATCCATTCTCCATTTTCTGTGTAAGTCGCGCCCGAAGTGAATTGCAAGAGTTTGTTCGATAGTGTTGCTGCCGTTGGGGTTGTGATTGTGTTTTCTTCCACTTCAAGCACCATATTTTTTCTAAGTTCGTCATATTGTTTCCTTGCACTATTAGACATTTCTATTTTGTGTATAATAACTGTTACAGGCGGCAGCTGCAAATAGTCTTCTGCTTTTAATGAAAAGCAAATATCTTCTATCTTTTTATTAATAACAGCGTCCATGCCTGATCGAAGTTTCCAGGAGTACACCTGTCTTGTGTGCCTATTGATTTTGTCTGGTTCCGCGTAGGCTGTCCTAAACGCCGTTAGAGACGTTCCAAGGCGCTGGCCTAGGTCAAGTATTCCCACCTGTGAATAAAGGTCTTGTAGGCCCTGTGGTGCGGGCGTAGCCGTCAAAATAGCACGATGGGTAAACTGTTTTAGGAACTTACGCAATGCTTTATGCCTTTTTGTACTAGCATCTTTCCATTTTTGGCTTTCATCTAAAATTAAGTTAGTAAACACTAACATTTCTGGGCGGCCAGTTAGCCACACAATGTTTTCGATGTTAATTACATAGATGTCTGCTTCCTCTTGCAACGCAGCAATTCTTTGCTTTTCCGTTCCTAATACTTTTGATATTTTAAGGTGTTTGGTGTGCTCCCAGTTTGCAGCTTCTTTGTGCCAGACAGTCTCTGCTACCTTTTTAGGACACACAATTAAAGTTTTACCCGAAAACTGTTCCGCAACTATAGTCAAACTGGTGATAGTTTTTCCAAGCCCAACCTCCATAAATAGACCCATGTGAGGAATAGTTTTGGCTTTTTCAATCATATTGAGTTGGTATTGGTGAAGCTGATTACGTTTGAGCATCAAGTACTTTCTTTCTTGCGTCGTGTAACCAATCGGCCACAGCATAAAGTTCTTTTTCTGTAACGTTTGATTTAACTGTATTTGCTAAATTACTAATAAATACTACGTTTCCTTTAACATAACCCAATTCGGGGATAATTCTGTCTAACGACGGACCGAAAGCATGTCTCGGACCATTATATTGACCCCATTCGAAAGGTGTTTTAAATACAGGACAAGTGTCTGTTGCAATAGACATTAAATAATCAATGTCAATATCAAATGGCAAGTTACTTTTTCTTGCTCTATGAGCTGCCGCTCCCTTAAATGCCTGCATGTGCCCCCGTTTTGTCGTTTTGTATTCTTTTTTAGACTTACTGCTCCTTTTTAAATAGCACAATATGCAGACTTTGTGGTGACCGTCTTTTGCAGGTGGGTTTTTATAAAATTCTGATAGGGGTTTTGTTTCGTTGCAAATATTGCAAAGTTTCATTTTGATACTCCGATAAGTAGGGGATATTAGAGGGGCTAGACTGTGTATCGGCACAGACAGGGCTTGCAAACCTTTTCGCCTTCTCTATATCTACTAATACGCATATTCATGCCAAAGCGCCCCTAATAAATTCATCTATGTCTTCCTTGCTCTTCAGTATACGCACCTCAAAACCCTGTTCTTTCATTTGAGAAAAAACTATCGTCTGCCTTGGTGATATCTTTCCGGTCATTGTCTTCAGTTCCACGAAGAAGCACCTCTGGTTTATCAGTACTATCCGATCGCAAACTCCGCTCACCGAGCTGATCCACTTGTAGCTCAGACCGCCCGCTTCTTTTACTCGCTTGTTTAGATAACTTTCTACTTGCTTTTCCAGCATACTTTTCCTTTTCGTGTATGCAGATCTTAAAGATCTGGCCGGCTAAATGGCCTGATAGATAGGCGCGGGTCTCACCTACAAAGTTATCCTCTTCGCCTATGTGCTCGGCCAGGTGATCCACAGCATGACTAACTTCGTGAGTAATCGTGTCAACCAGCTCGCCAAGATTATCATTAACAAGAGCCATATTAAAAACCAGAATGATGATCGCATCTTTGCCATCGCCAATAAGGTGAGTCTCGGCAATTCCACAATCCAGTGCATTAGCTTTAAGAGTAATCTCATGGTCTTTTAAAATTTGTTGAAATACATTGTCATCAAAACAGAGCTTAACGATGTCCGGAAAAAAGCCAACGTCTAGCTTGTAGTAGTTGTACTTCTTTTTCTTCTTAATCATCAATGCCTCGTATTCTTTTTGCTTAGGCGCTCATAGATCTCTGCGCGCTCTTCGTCCGGCAGTTCACTGACTGGGATGGCCTCTTCAAAAATCTCGCCAGTTTCTACTAGCTGGGTTATACCGCGCATGAGGTCAGCCAGCTCATCGGGGGTTAGGTTGAGCTCGTCGGCCCAGCCCTCTTCAAACTCGACTGTTTTCTTTTTGGTCATGGTCTGCCTTTCAGTAGTGCTTCTTTGCGTTCTTCATACGCCTTCTTAGCGTCCGAAGGGGATGGTGTTAAGGATTTCGGATTCATCTTCGCTTGGTGTCTCGCTCTTATCATCCTTATTAAAGATTGCATCCCAGTTTTTATTAAACTGCTCTTCGTCAATTGTGAGTGGTCGTCTTGCATCACCTTTACCTCCGTCTCGGGTTGTTGTCATTTCGGTGCCTTCTTAATTCCTAGTCCTTGGCGTAGCTCATGGCTGTGTAGCTTTTTGCCTGGTTTCTTTACCTCGCCTGCAGCCTTAGCTACCTT